CTAGATAAGACCACGACTTTTTCTCTCCATCCCTTAAAATCAAACCTTAATCCAAGCCCCCAAACAAACCATGACAACCAAACCACCACCAAAGAAAGGCAAGAACGCCAAGCTAACCCAAGCCCAACGCGATGAAATCATTTCGTTGTGTCTAGAAGGGAAGATGACACAAAAAGCCATTGCGGAAAAGTTCGGATGTTCAAAACCCAACATCACCTATACAATGAAAATGTATAGACAAAGAAATGGTTTGAAGTCTAAGAAGATGTTGGCACGGGAAAAGCAAAAGAAAGAACAGAAGGCCAAGGTATACAATACGGACCCCATCAAATTCAGAATTGGGAAGTTATTGGAAATAGAGAGTGACATACAATTCGCACGTGATGAAAAGGTTATTCACACGTTGGGTTCCCTTCATAAACTCCACTTATCATTGCACGATGAACTCAGAACATTTGTGGAAGCATCCAAGGAAACCCATGGAGCAACACCGGAACAATTGAGAATGGAAATCGTGGATGCCATCCAAAGTCTTCCCCCAATCTTGAAGAAACAAGTAATGGATGAACTATTGGTGGATGGTTCCAATGTTGTGAGATTGAACACACAATGATTGGATTATTACTAGCAGCAAAGAAAGCCAAAGAACTCCAAGTGATAGCGGAAGAAGCACCCTTGGATTTCTTCCGTCCTTCCCTACCCCAAAAGAAAGTATTGGAATCGAGCCATCCCATAACTTTATTTCGAGCCGCCAACCAGCTTGGAAAAACTTATGTGGGAGCTGCTGAAAGTCTATACATGATGAAAGGGTATTCACCCTATAAAGATTTATCTCACATCAAGCCCCCAATTATCGTTTGGGCTATCGTCCATTCGTGGGAACAATCTAAGATTATCCAAGCTAAGATTCATTCCCTTATTGGAAAAAATGAGTATGCGGAAGATTCACCAGAGTTCCAAGAAGGCCGTGGATACCGTGCAAAGAATCCATGGTTCAAGTTGAAGAATGGAAGCATGTTATTTTTTAAAACCGCCAATCAAGGTACCTTAGGAGCCGCATCTGGTACGATAAATTTTTGCTGGGTGGACGAGCCGTGCCCACAAGCCCTTTTTGGAGAAATTACAGCTAGACTTCTTCGTAATCGTGGGCGTATGCTTATGACGATGACCCCCATTGGTGGCGGTGATTTGACGTGGCTTAAGAAGATGACAGAGACAAAGCCACCACGCGTCCAAGATATACATGCTCCCTTATCGGTGGAAAATACCACACCCGTGGATTTGGATGGAACACCCTTGGAACCTTTGTTGTTACAATCCGATGTGGATAGGGTGGCGGATACATATCTATCAATAGATAGGGCGGCGCGCCTTGAAGGTTCGTGGGATGTTGGGGTTCCCATGGATGGAAGAATCTTTGAACACTTTGGAGAAGACCACATATCAGACACGCCATGTCCAACCGGTGAATATAAGTTTTCCATAGGCATAGACCACGGACATCATCCAAACGCACAATGCGCCATCTTGGTGGCTATATCGGAAGACGACAAAACCATATATGTGTTGGACGAATACTTTGCTAGTGGTGGGGAACAGCAAAAGAGTACAGCACGCCGCCATGCACGGGCTATAATCGCGATGATAAGAAGAAATGGTTTGGACCCGTTACAGATAAATAGATGGACAGGTGACAGGCCCCACGGCGGTGGAAAGCACGGTGGGAGAATGTCCAATTCTCTTCTTCGTTCAGCTTTGGAACATGTGTTGGATTATCCGGCTAATTCTTGTCCGTTTAGAATACACACAGCACACAAACCTAGATGGTCCGTGTATTATGGATGTCAGCTTATCAACGAAGCAATGGTTCAAGGCCGTTTCATGGTGCATCCAAAATGTAAGCGGCTAATTCGTTCTCTCACATCGTGGACGTTAAAAAAATCCGGTGCAATTAATAGGCTAAGTGAATGGAAACATGCAGTAGACAGTTTGCGCTATGCATGCGTTCCCATCCTCGATGCTAAATATCGCGCCCCCAAGTTTTCAAAAATACCGATTCACAGAAAATAGGAAAATACAAATGTTAACACTACCCGCCAAACCAATCTTCCCAGATAAGGGAAGCAATGACAGAACCGAAACGACAGCTAGACGAAGAAGATTATTGGAAGGAAATTGGGCTTCCGATTTGGAAGACTTCATAACTGACACCGTGGCTTTGGATAGAAGGGCGATTTGGGGAGCCTTAGACACGTCATCAAACGTTTTTCGTCAAGGTTGTGAGGCTTTGTCCGTTCTCTATTCTCGGAAACCTTCCGTGGGCATACGAAGAGAATCGGCAGATTCCGCACGTGAATATATTGGCCCCAATGGAGCGTTGGACAAATCCCATTATTTTGAAATGATGGCAAACGTACAAATGAAAACTATTGGACTTCGTGAAATGTTGATGCGTATCGACATATCAGATTCCAAAGAAATCATGTTTCGACCGGTTACACCGGATATGGTTTTTGCAATGGCTCCAGCCGGCGACCCGATGAAAGCCAACTACCTCTATGAAATGAGACTACGAAAAAATGATTCCACGGGTGAAATGTTTTGGACGGCGGATGTCTACGATTTGAGAGACAAGAATAATCCACAATACCGCGTTCATTTCGTGGAAGCTGATGGAATCTTGGGTGAAGAAATGACGGACATGTTTTTGGGTGGAAACATGAGTGGGGAAGCATACCCATATCGAGATTCCAAGGGTGAACCGTTTCTTCCTTGGGTGTTTTATCATGCATCCATAGATGGACAATTGTTTTCCCCTTATGAATTGTCGGAAGTTGTGGCGGGTTCCATGGTAGCGTCCACATATTACACGTACTTGAAACATCTAATGTTCGATGCTTCATTTCCTCAAAGATATGTGGCTTCGCTCCAGCTCGCGGGATTGAACACGATGGACACCAATATGGCTTCCCAAAGAATGAGTGTATCCACGGACCCATCATCCATCCTATGTTTCACCGGTGACCCAGACAGCACCACCCAACCTTTGATAGGACAATTCGCCGCCGGTATGAGTGACCCCGCGACAATGCTGGGAGCAATAACAACCTATGAAAGAAGATTGGCTACCCAAATGGGTATAGACCCCGCCAGTGTACAAAAGATTTCAAGCGACCCAAGAAGCGGGTATTCCATCGCGATGTCCAAGGAAAGCATGAGGGAAGCACAAGAACGATATGTGTTCTTTAAAATGTTCGACATAGAAGCCATTGAGAAGGCCGCGATGATTTCCAACGCTATTCTTGGGACGAACTATCCAGAAAGTGGATATGTTATATCGTATGAAAGTATCGAGTTGTCAGAAGGTGAACAGAAGAACATGAGAGAAAATATCATTGCTCTTTTGGACAAGGGTCTTCTTTCACCAGTGGACGCAATGTTCAAGCTATATCCAGAACTCACAACGGAAGAACAAGCCATTGAAAAATTACGGACAATCAGACAACAGAAAATAGAATTTGCATAACCCAAACCAAGGTATAAACCATGAAAACAATAACGCATGAAGGCCAAGAATACATCTTGAAAACTGAAGTGGATGGAATCGTTCGTGAACGTCTTTCCAAAGTCACAGAAACCAAAAGAACAGCGGAAAAGCGAGTTCAAGAACTTGAAACCCAATTAGAAGATATGGGTTCCAAAGTGAAGGGAGCGGAAGCGATGGCTTCCCAACTTGCCACACTTCAAGACGAATTAGCGGTTTCCAATCAAAGATATGACCGTCACCAAGCCATAGCCGCCCAAGGGATAACAGACCCCGAAGTGAGGGATTTGGTTGAATGGCAATACAACAAAGCCATGGATTCCAAAGCCAAGAAAGACAAAATCCCAATGGGTGAATGGATGGCAATGATGAAAGAAGGTGGCGATGTTCCCACGGTTTTAAAGCCATACTTCCAAGCCCCACAAAATCAAGAAGCCCCCACCCAATCTTCTTCCACTCAAGCCCAACTTCAAGAACTTGGGGAAAAATTGGAAGCTACCCCACGAATCGTTCCAACGACCAATCAAGGAGTGGCACAAAACCAAGCCCATACAACCAACGGCGATGTATGGAAACGAGCTGGACAAGACTTTGAATTCTACCAACAGAATCGTAAAGAGTTAAAAAAACAGTATTACCAACGCAGAAATAACCGCTTCAAGGTATGATAACAGACATCACCGCGTATAGAATAAACGGTGAATACTATTTTCACTATGGAACACCCAATGCCAACACAAAGAAAAAAATCAAGCGTATTATCCAAGAAGATAAGGAAGATTCGAAAAGAAGGAAAGTCAAAACGACAATCCATAGCTATAGCTTTGTCGATGGGTGGGAAGAAGCGAAAAAAACCAAGTCTTCCCAAAAGAGGACAAAGAACAAGAACCAATAACCGCAAAAAATAAGGAGGTGGCAACATGGCCGCTATAGATTTAAAGACACTTAATTGGTCCAATGGTGGAGCCAATTATAAACAATCCAGTGTAGGAACAACCAACCAAGAATTTATTCTTCCAAAGTGGGCCAAACTTGTAACAGTAAAAGCCGCCGGCCAAGACATTCTTTTTTCATATGATGGAACCGATGGAGCCGCCCCAAGTTCCCACGCGTTCCCCCAACCCGTGGATTCAATCATACAGTATAATCCAGTACAGACAACCCAAGACAGAAGTATATATATTGCAAGTTCCACCGGAACAGCTACGATATATTTAATTTTCGAATAAACAACCAATAGGAAGGAACCATGGCCATCCCAATATATTCCCCCGGCGGTGGAGGGATTACACAAACCACCACGGAATTTTTGAATCAATCCAGTGTATCAATTTCCCACAATTTCAGTCATAAACCCCGCGTTATTATAGTAGATTCAAGTGGGGAAGTGATAGTGGGAGATATACAATATTTCTCGAATTCCATCACAATAACTTTTTGTACCACGGTAACGGGTACAATATATCTAACCTAACAACCAACCACACTATGGAGTTATACACCCATGAATTTCTACAATCCAGAAGTCATTTTTAAGGGCGGCGTAAAAGCCGACAATGCACCAACCGAAGATACACATCTCGTCCGTAAACAAGACGTACCAAACCTTTCCTTCATTGATGGAATCGCGGATGGTTCTTCTTCGATGTTATCAGTATCCGGCGGGAAACTCTCGATTTCCAATCTTGCCCTTACAGATGTACACGTAGACAATACCCAGACATCTTTGGCTAACTTTGTATCCAACGAATCTTCCACGGCGGGAAGCCTTCAAACTGGTGATGTTCTCATTCTCACAGCACCATCAGCGGGAACAGAAACATTCATGGTTTCCGGTGCGAATGGTTCAAGTGTTGGAAACTACACCCAAATCGAAAGCCCTCTAAGTGCGGCGGAAGTTGGGGCCGTTCTTCAAGCTGGTGACGGGATTTCAGTCAACGCAGCCAACGCCACAATAAGCGCCAACATTGAAGCGGGAACAGGACTTTCCAAAAGTGTGAACGGTGGGCAAATCACCTTTGCAGTGGATGCGAATAGCGATGAAATTAGCGAAGGAAGTTCCAATCTTTACTATACTGATAGCCGTTCACGAAGCGCGGTTTCCCTCGAAAGTGTAGCGGGACCCGATGCCAACCTTATGCAATACAACAGTTCCACCGGTGAATTCAAAGTTCTTCTTAGTGATGTAACTGGTGAATTCACAGCGGGAACAGGATTGGCATATTCAAATGGTGAATACTCACTATCAGCAACATCCGACCAAATCACAGAAGGAAGTTCCAATCTTTTCTATTCTGATGCACGTTCACGCGCCGCCCTTTCTGGTGGAACTGGTATTTCTTACACAGTCGGAACCGGTGCAATTGCTCTTGACATCCAAGGCGGAACCGCTATTGGAATCAGTGGAAACACCATTTCATTCAATGGGGATTCCGACGATGTGAGCGAAGGAACTTCCAATCTTTTCTTCTCCCAAAGCCGCGCACGTGGAAGCGTACAAGCTGACCCCGCCGCCGGAAACCTTCTTTCCTATACAAGCGGAACCGGTGATTTGTTGGTATCCACTGCTAACGTTCGCGGTGCATTTTCAGCGGGAACCGCTATTGGACTTTCCAATGGTGTTATCTCTTTCAATGGCTCCACTTCGGACGTGTCAGAAGGAACCAATTTATATTATACTGATGGAAGAGTTCGCGCAGCGGTCAACGCGGAAAGTGTAGCGGGTCCAGATGGAAATCTTCTACAATACAATTCTTCCACGGGTGGTTTCAAGGTTCTTATTTCTGATGTAACTGGTGAGTTTACAGCAGGAACCGGCCTATCTTATGATGGTGTTGGGGAATACTCTTTGGACGCTGACACAGACGATATCAGCGAAGGAACTTCCAACCTATACTATACTGATGGAAGAGTTCGCGGGGCTATCTCAGCGGGAAGCCAAGCGGATGAATTGATTAATTACGATGCCAACAATGGTTCTTTCTCTTTGCGCATGCAAGATTTACGCCATGAACAAAGTGTGACATTGTCAGCGAATACACCAGCGACAATTACCCACAACCTTGGAAAACAACTTGTTCACGTATCCGCTATGGATGCAAGTGGAAACAAGATTGAACTTGATGTTGTGTATTCTTCTACTTCTGCGCTAACGGTGGAAAGTGCGATTGGTGTAACTGTTACCGTCGCAATTTCTGTATAATCCTCCATAGTTATCTTCATGGGGTGGGGTGTATTCCTCACCCCTTCTTTATTTTTACAGGTGAACAAATGATAGAAACGATTGGACTTTTGATTGGTGGAATGATTGTGGGTGGTTCTCTCACTTTTGGACTAATGCAAGGAACCAAAGAAGCACCGGTTCCCATCGTGGTGGAGTCGGACCCCGTCGCCAAAGAACTGGGAAAATTGGATGTGGTTCTTCCCATATGCCATCCAGACTTCATAGAAAAGAAAGGGGATGAATTATGTCGTGAACTGATGTGTATGACCCAAACCAATAGTGCCACGGGTGAAGTAAGTGGAACGACATGTGATAACATCACGAATCTAAGAAACAAGAAGTCTATTATTTCGTTTTGTGGTTCCCAACATTCCACACCGGAAGATATAGCAAAGTGTATTGACTTGTTCCAACGCCGTGGAATATAGTTATACACAAGTTATACACAGCCTATGAATAACTTTTTATTCACAAGTTATCCACAGGTCAACATGCTTTCCAGCTCTGTAGAACGCAGATTGAAAAAAGTTATCCACAAGTTATACACAGGTTATGAAAAAAAGTTATACACAGGTTATACACAGGATACAAAAAACCTTGTATAATAGATTTTGTGTGGTTAGGGTCGTACCCGTAACAACGAAGGAGCCACGATAACCCAAAAATACCATATAGGAATATAAAATGGCTACTATTGATTTTTCAGCATTGAACACAGGTGGATTGCGCCTTGATGCTATGATAGAAAACGAAGTTCGCGCACTCTTGCATGATGCCGCTTCAATCCGTAATTCTGGCGCTCTACTCTTCGGTGGAGACATCGCGGGCGTTGGTTCAGATACACTAACTCTTCGTTATGCGGGCTTGGATGGCTATGAAGCCATGAATACCGTTAGTGATGGTTCAGAAATCACATCTTCAAACCTTACAATGGAAACAGCTCCAATTGCTGTTGGGCGTATCGGACTTCGTTATGATTTGACCGACCTCGCCGCGCTCACAAAATTGGGCAACGATATAGACGTTTTCCGCCTCAGTGAATCAATGGCCGGTGCTTTTGAAGCCCGATTCATGGAAATGATTTGTGCTACATTTACAGGCTTCTCTTCATCCGCTGGAACCTCCGGCGTAGATATGTCAGTGGACGATTTTATGGACGCGCTGTATCTTTTAGAAATCGCTGATAATCCATCTCAGCTTTTCGCAGTCCTCCACCCACGGCAAATTGCAGATTTGCAATCGTCAATTCGCAACGAAACCGCCAATGCAATCGCTTTTAACCCAGCTCACCACGAACTTTTGAAAAGTCTTGGACAGGGATTTGTAGGTGATTTTATGGGTGTTCAAGTTCATAAATCTTCATACTGTCCAATCAATGGGGCAGACCGTGAAGGTGCTATGTTCTCAGCCGGTGCTATTGCTTATGCTCTTGGAACTCCCGTCCCATTGGCGGCTCCAAGCGGAGAAATTCGCCCCGCTGGAACTCCCGTACTCGTGGAGGTCGAACGTGACAGTGCGTTTTCCTTAACTAAAGTAGTTGGAACGGCGTACACTGGAGCTGCAATTGTAGAGCAGGCACGCGGCGTTCTCATAAGCACAGACGCATAGAAAATAAAGTGGGTGGCTTGGGGGCTTTTTCATGGTTCCTAGTCCCCATCCTTTGGGGGGAGCAATCCCCCACCATATCTTTTTTAGAAACCATGAACCTAGGAAAAAAACCATGACAAACCAACCTTGGACGGGTGGCGACGTATCAAAAAATAACGCCCTTCCCATTAAACCCAATCATCCCTTTTGGTATATGCACCACCCCAACACATGTTGGGAATTTATCCAACATCGTGAAAAGTGGATGTTCGTTCCATCTTTTCGCCGTCTCTTTGAATTGGCCGGCGTGAATGGTGTTCGTATGGTTCCCCGTGGTGGAACAGATAGCCAGATGGCACGTGTACGAATGATGGATGATGGCTTTGAAGTCTTGGAATGGGATTTGGGTTATCAAACCCGTCACCGCACAAGGAACGGCGGATGGTATTATTCAAACGTTTGGGAACTTCCAAAAGTTATTGGAAATCGTGTTGTGTGGAAACGAGACATGGACACATATAACGATTGGAGAGTAGAACTTATGGAACAGGGTGTAATAGATTTCCCAGACATGGATATACTTTCCTTCTTCGTAGACATGCAAGAAAAGCGATGTCAACGAAATGAAGGGAAGAACATGACACCACGAATCAGAAAGCTATATGATGCCGATTGTGTGAAGCTGGAAATGATGAAGAAATACATCGAACTAGAAGGCCCCGTAACAATCGAAGGGAAGAAGCCCAAAGCCAAGAAGGTAAAACGAGATGTCTAGAGAAACTTTTGAAAAAATGACGAAAAGAATAATCGAGCATAACAAGAAAACTGGTGGTAATATGTCAGAGAGACAAGCGCGAAAAATAGCCGCGGATGTCGCAATACGCCACGACCGCAAAAATAGCGGGAAATAACCCATAAAAATAGGATTTCGAAATGGCCGAATATAACGGAAAACAAGCGTTCACAATACCCAGACACATCAGATTAAAAGATGGTGTGAACATCCAACAAATCAGTGTAAACAAAACATTGACATACAAAGATTCAATGCTTCAAAGATTGGATGCCCAAACTACTTCTTTGGATGTGATTCTTCCCATCGAAAAGAACGGCGGTGTTTTTGTCATCAATTGCCAAGGACAAGCCATAACCGTCAAAGATGGGGCCGGCGTAACAGTCAAGGCGTTATCAGTTGGTGAAGGTGCTTTGTTCGCTTGTGATGGAACAGAATGGAAACAATTCATCTAGTTTTCCATAGGATTGAATGATGGCACTTCTTGATACATACTATGCGCCACGTATACGGGTTCCCCAAATGATTCAACGCGGGAAAACCCAAATCGTGGAGATTATCATATATCGGAATGGTGGGGAGATAACCCCCACCGCCGCCACATATCAGCTATTGAACGAAGATGGAAGTGAAATCATTTCCACCACCACGGCCAATATAGTTGGAAACAAAATCCAATACACAATTAACTCTTCCGATGTTCCCACCACTTCATCTTTGACTGATGGATTGTTCGAACTTTGGGAAGTAGAAATTGAAGGTGTGGATTATACTTTTCAACGTCCAGCTTATTTATGCCGCCGGCCATTGTATCCATGTATTTCAGACATAGATTTGGAATCCAGTTATTCAGACTTAGCCAATCTTCTCCCAGATAGCTACACTGATGGATGGCAAAGATACATAGATGAAGCGTGGGTTCGTATCATCGAGAGATTACGCCAACTTGGAAATCTTCCGTACTTGATAACGGAACCCCAAGCCCTTCGTTCTTCCCATCTTGAATTGGCGTTGGCTTTGATATGGAGAAATATGCACTCTTCACTTGGACAATCCAATGGAAGATACCTTGATTTATACAAGGAGCATATCAAGACATATGAATATCAGTTCAAACAAATATCGTTTCGATACGATATGGATGAAGATGGAATGGCGGATGATGTGGACAAACGGAAAGCCGGCTTCCCCATGATTTCCACCACCAATCCCCCATCACGGTATCATCGAATCAAGTATAGGCGTTATTGATGGCTACCATCCAACTATCCACTATTCGTTCCCGTGTTGCTATTGCTTTGGAAGGTATAGCCGGCGCGGGATTGAACCAATCCCCACTACCCTTTGAAGCATTTGGAAGAACACCCAATTCCATAGCCCACAAAGGTTTTTCCGTGGGAATAGGTGGTTCCAATGCAATGGATGATAGACAACGCCCCACAGAAGGGGCCATGTTACAAACTGACTTGGATATAACCTTTGCTTTTCGATTGCGTCCACTAGACCAAATCACCGATGTGGATAACCAACTCAATCTTGAAAATGTTATCATTACGGCATTATTGGATAGAAGCAATGCAACACTATATCCAAATCTACACATTAAATTTATTTCATCAACAAGGTTATTAACTGATAGTGGGGAATACATTCTTTCCACGTTATCTTTTGAAGCCCTTCATTTTATACCCCTTTCATAATCCAATAATCCAATAATCCAATAGGAGAATCCAATGGCTGAATCCACAGTTGTAGCCGTCCCACGCGACGGAACCATAAGCATCACCAACGGCGATGCTACCACATATACCGTAAGTTACGAGAATGGCGACATGTCTATGAACCTAGACAAAGCAGAGAGAATTGTCATATATGACAGAGCCACAATTGTGGGACTGCGCGCCGGAAATGACCCCGTACCGTCAATATCTTTTTCTGTTCATCTTCGTGAATTCACCAATGCAACAGCGGACACACTTCTAGATTTCGTATACAAAACAGGAAATTCCAGTGCAGCCACTTCCACCGGTGGAACAGGTTTTGAACAATTTCTTTGTACAGTAGAATTCCAAGCGAACATGTCTACAATTAGCGGTTCCAACACAAAGATAACCTTTGAAAAGGTTCTTCTTACTGCTTCAATCTCAGAAGGAAATCCAGATACTATTTCCATGACTGGAGAAGTATACGGAACCATTACACGCGCAGCGGTATAAACCAATGGAACGAACCATGAAAAAATCCATTGGTAATATAGAATGTGTTTTTGGGCTTCCCAAATCCATGTCCACCGTTTGGGATGTGTTCTACATGATTTCCACCAACCCGAACCGCGCCCAGCTCGGACGTTTGTTTGCTGGTTTGGTGGGTGTCACCATCCAAAACCATCCATCATGCCCAAAGTACAGTCTTTCAGATTGTGATTTGATGGCGTATGGTGGAAGAGTTCAAGAATGGTTAGCTTCCCAAAAAGTGAACCCCATTCAAGTTCTTCAAGTAGGAACAGAACTCTTTCAGATGATGACGGAACACATAGCTACAGATTCGGAGGTGGAAGCCGCGGAAAATTTTACTTCACACCCGCCGGCGGAATAGTTCGGACGGGTTTTGTCCTATCAAGGTATTGGAACCAAGAACCAACATGGTTTTTTAGTCTTCCAAAAAATCTACAAGCTGAACTAATCGCAGATTATAGATTGGCAAATACCAAACCGGAGGACACGAAGAAGAAGAAGAAGCGGTTCCAACTCCAAAATCTCAAAAGACAACATGCAAGATTTCAGAGAAGGGGAACCCAAGATGGCACGAAGAATTAGATATGGGAAGGGGAAAGCATCCATCGAGATAACCGGCCCACAAAGAGAACTCTTTGAACAAGCCCTTCGAGAAGTCGCGGGTTCCACCATGAAAGTGTTGGAAGATGAGATTGACAAGCGTGTAGAATTTGCAAAGAAAAATTGGATTGTGAGATACGGAAAACCCATCACAACGAAAAGCGGGAAAACCTTCATAAGAAAAGAAGAATCCGAACGTTCCGTGGATAAGTTTTCCAATGGGATAAGAATCGTCAATGGTGGAAAAGCGATTGAAGGGTTTTTTCGTAATGATGCCAAATACGCTTATGCCATCAAACCCGCTTCATATTCCAAAAGAGAGAATGGAAGCCGTTCAACCGTCGCAGAAGGGAAAAGCCTAGCAGATGAAACAATGTGGAAGCCGGCCAAAAAAGACGTGAATAAGCTGGTGAAAAAAATGGCTGATGCTTTTATAGCCGACCAAAAGAAGAAGGGATAATCCAATGAGTGATATAAATAAAACGATTAGTATAAGTTACCGCGCGGAAGTTCAGAATCTTGTCAATGGGTTGAAAAAAGTCGGTCAAGTTAGCGAGAAAGAAGCCAAAAAACTTGTGAATGACTTGGATAAGGCGTACACCAAAGCCGCCAAAGAAGCGAAAAAGAGCGGTGAAAAACAAGAACGTGCTTTGAAGAAAGTCAGTGCCCAAGCCAAAAAAACCGGAAAAGGAATAAAGGCTTCATTTTC